AATTTCTATCCTGTAGACGACGAAAATAGATATTCAGAAGATTACCGCTTTATAAGCATGAGAGGCCCACTCATGCTTCAAAGCTGGGGTTATGACACTCAAGGAAAACCGATACCAAACGAAGCCGATACTGTAGAATCTACCAAGGGTGGAACATTTGCTAAAGATAATCTTAAAGATGCATTCTTAAAAGACTGGCTAGCTAAACCAAATACATGGCCCGTGGCACCAATAGATTTTAGATTCGATAGAAAAAGAGGTGTGTGGGTCTCACCACCAGGATACAGGGTTGTTGTTGCACAACTAAAAGAAAGTTTAGAACCATATGGATCTGCTGATGCCAGATTAATAAATAAGGATACTCAAAACGATAAAGAATTCGGTCCCAAGCTTTATGATAAAGATGGTGAAGAAGTTAAAGCCACAGATGAAGAAGATAGCAAAGCTCTTATCACCGTTGTGGATAGAATAGGTAATAAATATGCTAGTGGAACTAAACTATATTGTTATTATGATACATTTAAGTGTGAGTATATTGCATTAGAAGGCAAAGCTCAAAATGCTATTAGATTTAAACTTATAGATATTTGTGAAGGAACACCAGCACAGGCTGATTATGGAGACGAATGGACAAAATATGCTGGTTATGGAGATAAATTTCCAAATAATCATATTACAGGTATTAGAATAGATTGCGAAGGCAATCCTGTTGATAAAAATGGTAATCAAATTAGTTATGAAGATATAGCGGATACAGAGAAGCGTCCCGATATTTTAGTAAATTTATATGATACCTGTGGACAGTTTGGACCAGCATATGCTGCTTATGATACCAACAATGGACAGGAAGCATTTAATAAATGGAAGCAAAATGCTGCCACCGGGTTTGGTTTGATCTGCTCACCAGAACCATCCGGCGCTTGTGCGTTGGGGGAATTAGGAACTCAATGTTCTCAGGTTCAGTCAGGAGATGCCGGTGGCACAGGTGGCACCGGAAGCGAAAGCGATCCTCCTACAGAAACTAAAAAATATGATTCATACGATATAGTATTCTTGGATACCTATGCTAGATTCGTAGAATGCAAACTAACACAAAAATTATATGTAGATTCTGCAAGTGCCTCCGGAGATTATCCAGAGGATCAATATAAAATTGATCACCCAGAAGGAAATGCGGCCGCCGAAATAGAACACTTCTACGGACACGCACCAAATGGATTGGAACCCAAATTCTTAAAAGAAGATATGAACGAAGTTGATTTTAGAGTATTCGATCCATTCGAAGATTTTCCAAAACATAAAAATCCTTTCCGTAAATTAGATAAAGACGATAAAGTATTAGCAGTTTTTGATGAAAAACGTAAAAAGTATGTTATATATAATGCTTTAAATAATGAAGATAAAGTTATTAAATTTGCTCTGGTAGATAATAAAGACACTAACACAAGAGAAGTTAGGGCAGTACTAGTCGATTATGAAGGATATCCTATAGACGAAACAAATAAACGACTAACAGAAGAGAATTTTTCTGAACATTTTATTACAGTTCATGATGCGTTTGCTGTACACGGATTTTCTGATCCGTTACCTTCTTATCACAACTTTGGAACAACCGGATTTGGTCCAGCGTTAGGATCCGAAGATTTTAATGAACACATGAATGGTATACCTCTCAAAGGTGGTGATCAAGCACCACCACCAAAACCCAACGGACAAACACCAAGCTCTTGGACCGGTGGTCCATTTATAGGATATGCTTTACAGCGTAGAACTAAGAAAGTTAGTGAGAGCGAAAGTGAAAGCGACACTGGCGAAGATGTTAAAAACGAGATACTTTATCTAGAAAGTTTTGCTGGTATCATTCGAGGCAAAATTGCTACTAAAAAACCTGTCATTGATAATATATATTACTTAGGTGTTTTAAGACCATTCAATTTTATTAATGGTAGGGTTCCTTTTACAAGATATCCTATAGAAGAAGATCCAGATTTAAATTTACGAGTTAATTTTCCATTAGATCAACACGCTGCTGGTAAGTATATTATGGGTGATTGGTATGATGAAAGAGTATCAGAAGACGCATGGAATAGTGTGGATGGATGTAATTTTGTTGCTACGCTTGATCCTAATACTTCAAAAGTAACTAGTGGTGGAGAAAAATTATATTATACAATAATAGAAGTAGAAAATGTAGCTAACAGAGGTAGAACTGTTATTATTGATAAAGATAAAGCTAATGAACTCAATGCGGGAGAAGTTCAAGAAAATGTAGATGAGGGATATGTACACTCTGAATATCTTGATGGATTTATGTGGAATAAAGAAAAGAGTAAAAATAATTATAATAAAATTAGAATTATAAATAGAGAAGACTGGACTGGTAGAGCTTTAATACCAAAATATACGGACACCAATGCTAAACATATTCGTACTAGTTTAGCTGGATATGATTCAGAGTACAATATATTAACGTATAGGATCGATTATGCCGGTACTATTGCTCAAATTGGTGATGGTCGCCTAGCTATGAGCGATGCCGGTAAGTTTGGTCAACCTGGGGCATTATCAAAAGATGATAAGTTAGTAACTAATCTTACTGGTGGCGCGTTTTATCATGGTTTATCTCCATTGTCTCCGTCTTTAGGGTTAGGTCAAGAAGGTTCGCCAATAGTTGATGTTACACATAACTGGATGACTTATCAGAACGCCCCCATTGCTGCTGCTTGGGATGAATTTACTACCGGCTCTAAAATTGAAGACGGAAAATATAGAGTTATCTATGCGAGAGAAGCTCCAATTATTATGACCGGTGTGGCTTATCAAGACTTTAAACCTACTGATAACCAAACAGAGGTACAACTAACCGGAGCAAATGGTTATTCTTCTTGTCCAGGATTCGATAAAAATCCAGTCACCACCCTATTAACCAAAGTCTCCAATCCTATGGGCTATGGTGCTAAAAAAGATGATCTTGTTACTATTCAAAGAGTATTTTTACAAAGTGTTACCGATGGCGCCAACTATAAATATATAGTTATAGGAACCGGAGCTAAACCGAAAACATGTTAATATAAGGAGTTTAATTATGGCGGCTGATTATTGTCCAGATCCTAATGAAATTTTTCCAGAACCAGATCCTAATGAGAAATATAGATTTTTTAATCAGCCCATAGAACAAATTCCTAGTTATGAAGCAGATAAACCACAAATTTTAGTACATAGACCCAACTGTGGATTACAGTGGATCACAGTAGATCAATGTTTGAAAGTAGTCACATGCATGAGCTTAGAACCAGAAGAAATTAAAGTGGAAAGACGAAATATAGTTGTTATTAAAGATTTTGCTATAGAAGGCACCGACAATGAGTGCAATATTCCTGTTACAGATTGTCCTGAGAACCCACCAGCACCATAATCGATATTTATTATGACTACTGAAACTCCAACGCCAACACCAACGCCAACACCAACTAGGACTGCTACGTTGAGTTTGACTCCTACAAAAACCCCAACTAAAACAGTTACTAATACTCCCACTCAAACTAAAACACCAACCAAAACACCAAATCCATCTACAACACAGACTCCGACTACAACCCCATCGATTACCCAGTCTGCTAGTACAACACCTACTATATCTGTTAGTGCAACTATTACTAGTAGCAGAACACCCAGTCAAACACCAACACCTACCAGAACCGTTACTTATAGTGCTACCGTAACGCCAACACCTACTCTAACACCTTCTATTAGTCCTACACAAACTCACACACCGACTAAAACACACACCGCGACACCAACATCTACTCCTCCAGTTACGCCGACTAACACACCAACAAAATCACCGATCCCATCCTCTTTTTGGTTAACTAAAACATGTATATTTGAAACACCAAATCCTTCTAATACTCCAACTATTTCTAATAGTCCTTCATTCACACCAACCTCTACCCCACCAGTAACGCCAACTAAAACACCAACACAGACCATCAGTCAGTCTCCTAGCGTAACACCGACTAGAACACCAACTAGAACACCAACTAATACCGTTAGTGTTTCTTTGAGTCCAACTCCGCCGTTTTCGCCGTCTCCTACAGCAACAAGCACACCAACCCTTACAATAACCGCATCGCCAACTCGTACAAGTACGATAACTCCAACCATTACTCCCACTATTAGTGTCACCCCAACACTAACTCGTAGTCCAACACTAACACCAACAGTAAGTAATTCGCCAACACGTACAGCCACAGGAACGCCAACTCCTACAAGAACTATTAGTCGCACTCCTAGTATGGCTACTCTTACGCCAACAGCAACTCAGACACCAACTCCAACGGGTAGCAATACGCCAACACCAACTAAAACCCCAACAGGTACTCCTACTAGAACTCCAACACCAACAAGTTCTAAAGAAATTTTATTACCAGTTTAATTATACTTTAATACGGCACAACCACGCAGATTGTTGCGCCAGTTCCTGTTTGAATGGTATTAGGTTAAATTTAGTACATGAATCATTTATATCATTATCTTCAATTTCCATCCAATCCCATACTCTATCTTTGATATCTCTATTAAAAATAGATTCATTTGGTGCATAGTCGTGGGCCATAATTATATCGTTTTGCTTTAATAGCGGCGATATAAGATTAAATTCACATTTCTTACAGCCTCCGTCGCATAATACAAGACATCTATCTATAGATAATATATTTTTAATTTCTTGCTCAGTATCCTGATTGCGAAATGATGTATAGTCATCACTGAATAGGTTGTGTGTTCTTATACTTACGTTTCTATTGATCACTAATGGTTTAAGAAATTCTTGATTATTAATATCATATGTAATTATACTTGTAGAACTTAATAGTAGTTCATCTAGTATATCTCTCATAAGTAGCGTAAGACCACCATGAAATGTACCAATTTCTACTACTGTTGTTGGTTGAATTTCATCAAATAAAATTCTGAAAAATTCTTCCACACTACGACTTTGCGCCATAAATAAACACTTATATGCGTACCCACCATCTACCATGTTTATTTCCTATCTTTAGTTTAGTAAATTAGATATATTTAATTTAGATATGATATAATCAATATTTTTATCCATAGTGCAATGTTCTATAAACCAAAGCCTAGCGTTTTGTGATACATAAGATAGATATTCGTCATTATTTTTAAGAGTATTCCACCAATACAATAGATTGTCCTGAAAGTCTTTATTGGACACAAACCTCGGAGCATGCTCATCTGTGTAATCGCACATACCATAAAAACAAATATAATGATAATTTGGCAATAATGGATCGGGATACTTAGTAGTTAATAAAGACCTAAATACTGGTGTTCCAACACCAAAGCTTTCAATATCTCTATGACATATATCTGTTCCTCCAGGTAAACTTAATGAGGCTTTATACGAGCTAATTTCTTTTATAAAATCAAAATAGTCTAAATTTAGATCTTTATTTTTATCTATAATAGCTATATCTTCTATATTAGTAGTGATTTGATTTGTAATAGCTTTTCTAAAATCCCATAGATAACCCCTAAAAAACAATTTAGGATTAACCTCTTTAAAATTTCTATTATTGTATAGATTTGTTATTTCGTCATATAAACAGTCATAGCACGGTATATAAAAAAAAGGATAATATTTATTTTTAATATCGACTGGAAAAATAAAGTCTTTGTTATTAGACACTCTAGTTTTGTATGTGTAGAAATCTAATAAATCAAAAGATCCAGCATAAAAAAATTGAACCATATCATTTGGGCTCCACCCAAGATATGTATTAAAATGATACTTCCAATTATCAAATAAAGATATGAGAATATATTTATTATTTATAGGATTTACTATAGACAAGTTCATACAACTACAAACGCTACCATAACCCATCGGCTCATATTTTGTATTTAAATTATTCACAATCACAAAATTAATATCGGAATAAATATTTTGCAATTCCTTATAGAGCCTATGAAAGAACTCTGTTGCATAATATTTGCAATTATTATTAACTTTTATATCTCTAAATACATGTCTAATCTGTAGGGTATTCATAGTAGAGGTTCCAGAATACCATCACCCATGTTTCTTTGCACTGTAATTTCTTTGTAACCTATATCGACATACTTATCGATGACGCTCTGAGCCCATGTCAAACTATTACCCAAACAATAGTAATTATTTTCAAATTCTATAATAGGTTTATAAATAAAGTTTGTTATAACAGAATATAGGTCTTCTAGTATCTGATAATCAAAAGTTTCTGTATCGATTTTTATAAAGCATTTTTTATTATATAGATGATTATTTTCTTGAAAAAAAGTTGAAATTTTGATTCCATTTACTACGTTACTGGTTTTATCATTACTAATTTTTGATAATCCAAAATTTATCTCATCAGACTTATTTAAATGATCAATCTGATAATCCATAGATGATTCATCAAAATATATTGATCGATTTTCTGAAAATACAGCACTATGATAAATATGTGTGTTTATGTTATCTTTATATTTTTTTATCAAATACCTATAAAGATTACCATTTGGTTCAAACATATACACTTCATCGATATTGATATGTTGTTTCAGTAAATCATATACTTTGCCAACATTCGCCCCTATATCTATGAGGCAGATATTATCGAAATGATTTTTAATTATTGGATTAATATTAGTAATTAAATTAATCACATGTTTTTCGCAATGTAGCCTATCCCAATCTGATATAAAACTATCTCTTTTTGATGATAACACGGTAGTCCTCTTATGGTATATTACCCGTTATTGGTTCGCACCATCCCTTGGATTTGCTGTGAGGCCATACAATCCAACTATGTGGTTTTTGCATAGTCTCAAAAGATCTCCAAATTTTGCAATAGCCATCTGGATCTTGTTTCATTCTTTTTATTTCTTCAGCGTCGGCATCTTTTCTATACATATCCTTACCTTCGTTATCCTTGAAAGCCACAGCCCAAAAATCATAATCATCGTCTGGTACTTGATGATACCCTATATCTATACAATGTTTAAATAAATGTAATAATTTTGCATCAAATTCTTCATCGGTGATATCCATATATTCTAATTTTGGTGGTATGTGATCCAGAACTTCTTGTGTGATAGCTCGTTTATTAAATTTCATACCGGCATATTTTTCATATTGGTTTAATGTACGAATACTACCGAAACCATATTTACCAAAATCAATATCATTAATTTCATTATCCATACCGAATAGTTTTCTGTTCCTTGCGTGACACCTATTGTTTCTTTCTCCCCAGTTTTTATCATCATCCCACTGTTTAGTTCTTCCTTTTCTTGTATATTCGTGCCAACAAATAACTTTATGAGGATAGAATATATCATATCCATGAGTAAAAGCTCTTACAGCGATGCTTATCTCTTCGCCATGAAAATAGTAGTTCGGATCATGCTGAACTTCTTTAGCAAAATCCCCTATGGAAAATGCAAAATGAGCACTATAAAATCTACCCATAAGAGGCTCATCTATGCTTTCTTTGTCTTTATGAAATGTGGATGGAAGAAAAAATACCGCTCCTTCTGGAATAAATCTATCAAATGTCATCTTCCAGGGCTCCATAACCCTTTTTTCTGGATCGTTATCTGGATCAAAACTGGGTATATATGTCGTTATAAGAGGCTTAGAAAATCCTTTTTCTTGAAGATCTTTTAACATATTAATTAGTGTCTCATCCCAGTCTTTTGCAAATCTGTGGTGACTATCTAATTGTAGAGTATATTTTTCTTTCCCATACAAGCTTTGCACCAGATTTCTTGCCCAGCACACGCCTTGACTATCTTTATAGTCTATATCCATTATTCTGAATCTGTCATCACTAATAAATTCATCCAACTTATCCCACTCATCCTGTTCAGCGTGTTGCCAAGCTATACCAAAACGTAGATTTTCTGGATATTTAGCTTTGTCTATACAATCTTTTAGAGTTGGCAAAAGCTGCGGATCTCTATAGGCTGCTATTTGAATAAATATAGTTTCAGTTTTCTCTTCTGTTTGCTGCGCCATAATGATGCACCCTATTGTGTGTTATTGGACTAGCTAATAAAATTCCCGGCTTAACCCTTTTATCTTTCGTTAATGTATAAATATGACTCATCCATGTTTGTTCGTATGGATGACTCCATTGTGTATCTAGAAAGCACTTCTGGTTTCCTGCGCGACTTATAATATGTGGCCAATTAGAATAATAAACCTCCCCATCAGCATAAGGTATATGATTTAATGTTTTAATGTTGGAAAACTGCGTTAGTGGTCTAGAAGATAATTTGCCAAAATATTCCTCTTTTTTATTTTGTGGTACATTATGCCAGCTCCATTGCTCACCATTATGTCCATAAAATTCACTAAAGCTTAATTTTAGAAAGTCGTAATCCTCTTTTTGCATTATTTGTATAATAGTATCATATAGTCTTGGAGTATTTTTTCTAAAACCAACAATACAATTACCATCAAAATCAATAAGCATATCGTCTTCAAAAAATAGCATGTAGTCACTACCCGATCTGTGAAAATGTTCTGCTGCCCACTGTCTGGCGCCGCAAATACCCATGTTGCCCTGTTTGATCTCAACCATGTTGTACTGCTTACATATTAATTCATATTTATTAAATAGTGTTTCATCTGTGGAATTATTAATAACTATTTTTTGCGTTTCTGATAAGAATTTTGGTTCATATTTCTCAAAAGAATCCAAAACCATTTGCAGCTGTTCTGGTGAATTAAATGTGTTGATATATATATTCACTACTTTGGAGTTTGCCGGTTTAAAATCTGTTTTTTGTAACTTTTCAAAAAAAGTATAAACAAGTCCATCTCCATTAATCATTTCATAGTGATAGGTCGATGGGTCCAAATATGTCATTATAGTGAAAATACTCTCTTCTGTTCCCATTAATCCACTATTGAGAGACCTATCTAATAGGTCATAATATAGTCCGTTTGCGGCAGAAATTGATCTAACGTGTCCACCAAAAAAACCACCTCTAGCGACCCTATTAACATTTGCATCTTTAGCAAATTTTTTCATACCATCTATATTAAATCCGTGTATCTCTGTTGTTGTTTCATATGGAAAACATATGAATAAGAAATTATTAGATAGTTTGATGAGATTGTTTATGACTACATCACTATTAAAATAACCAAGACTTAGCGTATTGGTAATTCCTCCATCTATCCAATAAATATATTCACTATTAAATGGATTACTTATTTTTGTGTTATGTAGCATAAACATTTTGCTCATAACCATAGGATTGTAATATTCCAAAGAACCTTGTGTACTGTCTTTTAGCCACGAAGCCTGATTGTACCACTCTGGATTATTTCGTATATGTTGAACGTGATCAAAAAACGGGAAAAAATTACCAGAAAAATCTTCTTTTTTATGGAAAACAACTCTGGTATTGGATTTGTCTCTATATTTCCATATTAATTCTTCCAGAGATGGATCTATGAAGACTACAAGATTAAATTGTTTTAGTTCTTGTAATAGTTTAGTAAAATTCTCTATATAGTGATTAAAAGATCTATTCCATCCAGGATTAGATTTATCTCTATCTAAATCCCAGATACCTGTTACCAATGTTATATTATTCATTTCATTAATTTTAATTATTGTTAGGCATAGATGGAGGAAATATAAACGGGGATGGCAGTGGTGGAGATGGTGGTGGTGGTTGAGACGGAGATGGAGTTGGGGTTGGTGTTGGTGAACAACAACATTTGTCGCTTACGGCCAACTTACCGCCATTGACCAATAATTTACCCTGATACTTATATAGTGGACTCAAAACTATTTATCCTTATCTTTACTCCACTTATGCCATCCTTTATTTGGCAAGTAATTATTTTGATCATCTTTGCGTTTTGGAAATAGGGTTCCGCCCTTTTTATGCTGACCAAATGCTAGAATAGCTCCACAATCATTACATCGTAATTCATAATAATCGTTACCCTCTACTGTGCGTACAATAAATCTTAGGTTTGAACTATCGCAAATCCCGCATTTTTCTTCAGCAAAAATTTCTTGGATAATTGCTAGCTCTTTGAAAATCTCTTTTTGTCCAGCTCCTTCTAGTTCAAATTCTAATTTATCTCCAACTTTGTACTTTACTTTCATGGGTCACCTACTTCCAGTTTGATTCGTATCCTACAATATCTGGCGGTACAGTATTTTGTTGCTGATATTCTGTAAGACTTTTAATTACAATTACAGCATCGCTGTGCGATATATTATAGACATTATCTCTTGTGACAGCAAGTTTGTTTAATAATAGATCAACATTAATATTTAGTCTTTTTGATAAAACGTCTATAAAATTTAATTGATTGTTTGTAATTTTAGTAACGCTATCGTGGTCTGGGTGATCCTCAATATCTTTGGCTAACTCTTCTGCTGCCACTACTTTTCTAAGCTTAAGCGCCCTTCTTAAGGCTCTTCCTTCCGCTCTTGTTTCTGCTACAGCAACAGGATGGTTTCTATAGATTTTGTCACAGTTGCCCCAATAAACGTCAGCCGCCCCACTCACAGACCTAGTATTTAGAACATTGTCGTATCCACTAGGTTTGTTTAAAACGAACCTCAGATTGTGAACAACCGTTGCTCTTTTTTCATTGTCCGGCGACGGAGACTGAACTACAGAGGATTCCGCTGATATTACTACACAGTTTAATACTGTTTCAAAAATTCTTCTCAATCCGTCAGTAGTCGGATTACCAGCTATTTTTTCATCGTCAGATAATAGACTCAATACATGGTCAGTCCACTCCAAATCGTTTGGAGTGATTGTTTTATCTTCAGTTTCTACACTAGTTGTATCGTTCACAGATTCTGTAATTGGTTCTTTTTTTGGTCGTGCCATTTCAGTCTCCTATATTAATTACTTTATTATTAGTGATATTGTTATTTTTGATATTTTCTAGTGTTTGTAATAGTTCTGATAGAATAATTGATGATCTACTTTTTGAAAAGTCTTTGGTTTGTTTGATTCTAATTAAGAACAAACCCTTGCCAATGATAAGTCCTGTTTTTTTATTATCGTATTTTTTATTTCTTTTTAGAGCATCATCGCCCCACACTGGTTCAAAGTGAGATGGTCCATCGACCTCTATTGCTGTATTAAGAATAGGAACAAACAGGTCTATTTGCAACTTGGTATTTAGTATACTTTGTTCTTTGTGAAACTCCACAGAGTAACCCAGTTTGATCAGTTCTGATAGTAGAAACTTTTCCAGTTTGGACCCAGTTTTTCCAGCAAGTCTAACAGCATCATTTGCTTGTTTTAGAATATTGTTTTTTTCATCCTCTGTTTTCTTTTCCCAGTTTAGTCTTGCTTTATGCTTACGTGCTTCTATTGTTTGACTGTCTAGGTTCTCCCATGATTCCAGGACAGATAGACCTATTTTTTGTTTAACGCTATCTGGTCTTTTTTTGCCCTTTGTCGGATGTTCTATTCTACCAGAAGCTAAAGCATTCTTCTGTGCCTCTTTTTTGTCTCTAATCTTGAGATTATACTTTATAGCATCCCTTCGAACTTTATTTGGATAAGTATTATATTGTTGAGCGATATCTTTAAAGCTTTTTTTATTGCCATGATATTCCTTAACGAGAATTTGTTTTTTTTGATGATCAGACAATTTGTCATACTGTGACATTGTTAATTACCTCTATATTAAGAACATTATTAGTATATGTGATTAGTTTGAGATTTTTTAAATTTTTTCTAGATATTCCAGAGTCAAGCAAAACACCCATATCTGCATACAAAAAAACCTGATTTGCAATTAGAGAATCAAGTTTCTGTATACAGCACTCTGGTTCTATAAAAATAATATCCCCCTTAAAAAACTTAAGATATATTGATAATATCACCGGATATTGCTGACCAAATATATCATTATTATCACTTATAATACAAAAATCCTCATATTCCGTGCTCATGAAATTTTTTATATTCTTGATTATAGATATATCGATTTTTGAAATATCTTCTATATATATAGCTAATGTGTTAGTCATATCACTCCAGATCTAATATTTTTCAGTATTTTACCTTCTATCTTTATATTTTTATCTATAAGTTTATTTATTAATTCAAATATAAAATAATTATGATATACAGTATCGTTTAGTATATCTGCTAGTATACAAGCGTCTTGTTTTTTAAGAAAATATATTTCCTCAATATGATTATCTAAGTCATAAAAAATATTTTGTATAAATCTATTCTGTATCACGCACCCCAAAGATCCTGTTTTTTTATTTGTTATTACTATCTGCGAACCCTTATGGGTGTCTATGTATTTAAAAAAATTCTTATCTATTACAGAGTCCCCAAATAGTATAAACGTATCTTTATTTAAGTAATCCTTAGCTAAATACAAACTATATGCGTAATTATATACATGATGAAAACTATTATGAACTAGTGCGATTTTATTGCTTAAGGAGTCTGTTTCGTCTATAAAAGACACTAGTCTTTTTGCATCAAACCCGTATATGTAAACGATATTCGGATTGATAAAATTTTTAGTTATAGTTTTATACTGGTGTTCTATTATAGTTTCTTTATCTAGCCTAAATAAACCTGGACATCCTTTAGTTTTTCTTCTTTTTTGAAATTTATCGCCCAGTATGATAAAGTTCATAGTTCTATGAATATTTCTTTGTCTTCTATTAAATTTTTATGATTTTCTATAGCAAATCTGTATGCGGTAGACGAATATAGTAAGCAGCTTCGATCACTATTACCACAACATATCACAGTACCGAGGTCCTTATATACTGTCTTATTAGCAAAATCAATGATTTGAGATATGTTATTATTATCTTTATTGATATGTAGTAAAAATCTTTGATTTTTATTATTTCTTAAGATATCATTAATAATTATACCCTCATATGGCGCCTCATTGTCTAGTATTGTCTGAACTCTCCACGCACATCCTATGTCGGTATCTTTTAGACACTTTTCGATATCAGCATATTTGAATTCTTTGTTGTCTAGATATCTAATAATAATAATTTTTTGTGGTTTGACAGTTGCTCTCGATAAATCTTGACATATTTTTTTCAGTATATCTAAATTCATTTCTCTAAGATTGATAACAACCATATATCTAATATATTCGTTATCTAGATATTTTTTTATTTTAGCTTCGATAGATGCTTTATCTAGATCAAACTGCGTAAACCATTTGTTTTCTCTATAGCCTATACATTTTTTATTATTCAATACATAAAACTCTTTTTGTTGATCATAAACTTCTAAAATTTCTATGCCCATATTTTTATATCTATCTAAATATCCCAAAAAACATCCCGTTTGAGTAATATTATTATATTGAGCAAAAACACAATTTTTACATGGTGTATGGATAGCGCTAATCTCTTGAGTCATTTGATAAAATCTTCTCCTATAATTGTAGATTTATTTACACGCATGTTTTCGCACATAATTTTATTATTGAGGTATCCATCTAGTATCTGTATAGCTTGTTGTTTTGTCATGCTAGTAATACTTCCGTCTTTAACTACCAGTCCATTATTTAGATCTCTAATCAAGCACTGAATATTTGCTGTATTTAATAGTTCAGGATTATTAATTATATTATGACATATAAATTCTACAAATTCTGTATTTGTCAAATTTTTGGGAACTTTAATAGATCCGTGATTTGTTATTTCTTTGTGATTTGATTCCCATTGCAATTTTTTATTTATGTCTATATTATCGAAACATTTTTCCCATACAGCATATACATGGTCCCACGTATATTTATCTACACATTTTTTCCTAGAGATAACACCCATCTCCAACCTTTTTTCTTCGTTGGTTTTGGTGAAAAAATTTAATAAAATTTTTGTTGTTTCATTGATATTTGGATACACTCTGTCTGCATTTGTTTCTAATTCTCTAAAGACTCTATCAACCGGAATTTTAATACCGTCCAAAAATTCTACAATCTCACTCATTGCGCTAAAATCAACAGAAGCTATTGGCACACCACAAGCGGCTGCTTCAATTTGAGGCATACCAAATCCTTCGCATATGGCATACTGAACAAATAAATCAAAAAAATTATATATCTCATTAAGTTGAGCAGTTGTGACGCCACAATTTGGACTTGCTACCGAAGCGATGCCATTATTACAAGATTTACATCTCTGTATAGGACTTTGGAACTTCGATGGGTAAAAATTTTTACATTGACGACATACATATGTAAAATATACTTTATCTAATAACCCGTATTCCAATAATAAACTCGGTAGATCCCACCCGTTGTCTTCCGGATATGATGTATGTAGATATAGATAGCTTTTTTTATATAGTTCTGGATCTGTTGTTTTTATATGATCAAGATACCTCCTATATGACTGCAATATATCCGGAAATAATTTTCTTTTTTGGTTTCTCATTACTAAACCAACAACGCTAACATCATCACCAAAATATTTGATTTTATGTTGTTTTTTATTATCTATTGGATATAATTCTGTAGGATTTATCCCTGCGTTAGCAACCTCATCAAATAGATTAATATTCTTGCCACCACTACTTCTTAAAACTTTTCTTGCCCATTCTGTATAAGGAACTACTATATCAGCATTATTATATGTATATAGCCATTCAACCTTTGGTGGAGCTGAATCTATTGCTGGCATTATAACCCAATGAAAATACTTTTTATAAGGACTGCTTTCTTGATATGCAAACATCCAATAGTCCCTTATATCGAAAACTATATGTGGTTTAAAATCAGCCAGACACCTATTAAAGCGCCACAGACCATATCTATTTAGATGGTTGGATTTATATTGTTCATGTCGTGAATCTCCACTAGCAACTCCATTAGGATAAAATTTCCACGGCACATTTTTAATATCTGTAGTAGAAGCGTCACAATAACACCCAAGCTCTGCAACTTCAAATTTTTGACTATTATGCAGTCTTTTTAGTATTTCTCTTCCATAAATACTATAGCCAGTACTCAAAAAACTGGCGTCGTTGACCAAAAATACTCTTTTTTTATTTGATAATTGTTTCATATAAAGATATCCAACAAGAGGCCCTACCTTTAACGATAGAGGCCCCTGCTGGACTTAGTTGTAAGATCAGAAAGCGACTGTTTCCGCGACGTCTGTCTTATCTGACTTTTTAGTTTTAACTATCTTACCAAAGTTATTAACTCTGACCTTCAGAGTGTTGTGTTTAACGCCATCCTTTTCCCAACTATCATTCCTAAGAGATCCTTCAACCATAACCAAATCACCCTTCTTGAAAGATGATGCAATAGTTTCGGCGCCACTATCCCAAGCCTCACACTGAATAAAAGAGGTAATCTTATCCGAAGTTCCATTTGCCTTTGTGAATTCTCTCGAAACAGCAATCGTAAAGTTTACAACAGATGTTTGCTTATCACCAACGGTTCGCAACTCAGGATCTCTAGCCAAATTACCTCTTAACATTACAATATTCATATAGTCTCCTTTAAAATTAAGAACCAATACATGCTATATTATAGCATACCGGCGACATAAGTCAAGTTTTAGCGACATAAGCTTTTTCTACTATTAGGCCATCTGCCGATTTCGTTTTTTTGCCTTTTACAATGATTACATTGCCTGTAAATAATAAGTTCTTATACTCCTTATACTTCTCTGGAAAAAATACAACAGAGTCCGCAACACCTGTGCCGTCAGAAATAGTAACGAAAGCCATTTCTTGGCCAGGATTATTACCCTTTTTAGTTTTGGTAATGCTAAAGTAATCTATCTCTCCGCCCATAATAATATTATCAGATATTATGGTGGATTTTAGTTCTTTACATGATGTATTTGTCATACTAATATCATACATATCAACCTTAGAACAAGTGATAGAGCAACCTAGATTATTATCCTCGACATCAGCTATCCACTCTGGCGTATCAATTAATGAGAACGGTGGATTGTTTATAAGATTAATAAGATCCTGAATTATTTTTTTTCTATTTTTTGTTATCTTTGTATTGTTTAATCCGTATATTAATAATTCGATTAACGAATCAAGATTACTGTCTAATAAATAACTCACTTCTTTTTTGGTTAATTGTGATGCAATACTAAGCTCGAAAAGCATTTTATTACGAGACAAACCAGAAAAAGATATCGCTCCACTCTCTATTAGAGCTTTAGCTGCTGTTGAGTTTATATTGAGTAAAATCCTTAATAATATTTGTGTCCAAGAAAGACTATCGATATTATCGCACAGCCCAATAAGTTTGGTAAATACCGAATCTCCCACACCACGAATATCGGTTAATCCAAAGTATATTGACCCGTTATGCAAAATAAAATTTTTATTTAACAATCTTATATCTGGTGTCTTGACTAAAATATCCATCTCGTTAGCATTTTGCACTAAAGCTTTTATTTCTTCTTGTGGATTAATTTTATCTTTTGCAAATCTGAGATACGAAGCAAAAAACATTTTTGGGAAGTGTGCTTTAGTATATGCAGATAAATATGCATTAATAGCATAGCTAACACTGTGGGATTTATTAAAAGAATACCTCTGACTTTTTTCTATCCATCCAAAAATTTGTTCTGCTTCTTGGTTGGTCACTATGCCCGTATTATTACTTCCCTCCAAAAATTTAGTTTTGATTTTTGCCATTTCTTCTGGCTTTTTCTTACCTATGGCTTTTCTTAACATATCAGCTTCTTGAAGATTGAATCCAGCAATAGTTTTAGCTATCTCCATAGCCTGTTCCTGATAGATCATTTCGCCATATGTGGTTTTTAGGATGGGTTCTAAAGCCGGATGAAAATAATCTAAAGATTCTTGTCCATTCTTCTTGTCGATATAATGATTGGTAACGCTCTTTCCGTTACGAATAGCTTCGAGAGTTCCTGGTCGTAAAATTGCGATCAAAGCCGAAAGCTGTTCAATATTTTCTGGCTTTAGTTTTTTTGCAATAGATCTTCCCAATCTGGACTCTAGCTGAAAAATACCCTTGGTATTTCCTTCACTAATTAAATCCCACGTTCTCGAACATTCAAGACTAATTTGTTCGATTGATGGATGAAACTGAATGCTCTTATTGTTTTCATCTATCAGCTGAAAAGAGCAGCCGCAAGCATATTCAAATCTTTTTGTCATGTTGTAGCGAATGAGTTTTTAAACTTTATTTTTGACGATAGATTTCTATGCAGTTTAAGAAAACGAATCATAATATCCGCAGTGTCCTTAACATCCTTTATAGCATCATGAGCACCTTTTTTATCGATTGCAAAATAGTCTCTGAGAGTATCCATGCTGTAATTTTTAAGATCGTTATTGTGTTCAAACCAATAAAACACAAGATTCATCACATCTACCACATCTCTAGGATAGAATATATCAGAAGTATTCTCTTTGTTAATATTTCCATATTTGATACTCAGCCTATCAATGATTTTGAGATCAAATCTGTATATATTGTATCCAGCAGCGATTGGTGCGCTAAACTGGCTTTTCTTCGATGATCTGGTATGGTACTTATCCAAATAATCAACAAACATTTTCCATGATTGTTGTTGTTTTGGATATTCCTTCCATTCATTAAGAACATCCTCTTTAGAGCATCCTTTTACCTTGGCATGAAAATCTAGAATATCTGTTGTATAAGTATAATTGTTGTCTGATTCTAGAACCTCTGGTTTAAAGTTTATATTGAATTCTGAATTAGGAATAATTTCTAAATTAATTGGATCGACCATCACGGCCGCTATTTGAACAGGACTGCATGACTTAGGGTCTGATCCATCGGTTTCGAAGTCAAAAACACATATTTTGTTATAATTAATCATTTACTTCAACTTCGGTTCCTGGTTTTACCATAATCTTTTGATTAGCATCAGATACCTGACAAGCATTAAAAGACCTGCAACAGCTTACTCTTTCTAGAGGAATTTTTTTATAGTCTATATTGTTGTGTTTAAATACCTGTCCATCAGCTAGCTCTTCTATTTTTTTATTCATTGTTAGCTCCTTCTGCTAATAAATCACGGATAGTCATAATTTTATCTAACATAGCAACACCTAAAATATCAAACTTAATTATTCCAATACTTTCTAAGTCTTGCATCTCCATACCGGCTATTAATTGATCGTTTTTACTATCATATACCATAGGACAGATTTCGTCTAGTGGCTCCGAACTTATGGCTATGCCAGCCGCGTGTTTCGACTGATTAGACTTAGTACCCTCCAACCTTACCGCTTGCTCAAATCTTTTTGATAGCGGTCCCTGTAGTTCTCCGCTATCATCAATATAGCACCACTCCTTCAGTTTGTCAACATTGTTTTCTAACGCCCAGCGTATAATGCTAGATTCTCCTGTTTCTTCTTTCATTTCTTGAAGTTCGTCGGAAATTTTTGCTTCGTCTGGAATATTTTTGGTGATATTATTCATTTCTTCGAAACTAATATTGCCATATACCCTCAAAACATCTTTAAGAGCACCCCTACCTTTTATAGTATTAAAAGTCACCATCTGTGATACCTTATCTGTGCCATATTTATTTTTAATGTATTCGATAATCTTTTCTCTTTTATCAATTGGCACATCTACATCTATATCTGGCATACTAATATGATTAGATGAATTTCTACCAGCATTATAAAATCTATCAAAAAGTAAGCTATATTTTATAGGATCAATACTGGTAATTCCGATCAGATAGGAAACCAAACAACCGGCAGCACTGCCTCTACCCGGACCCGGCAACCATCCATTATTTCTGACATAGTTTACAATGTCTTGTACTATCAAAAAATAGCTAGACAACCCCGCACCCTGTAAAACTTCTAATTCATATTTTATACGATCAAGATATGGCTGTTGTTCTTCTTTTGATATGTGTGTTGCAATTTTCTCTTTCCATCCTTTTCTACATAGTTCTCTCAAATATTCGTCTTGATCAAATCCATCTGGACAATTAAACGGAGGAAGTTTAGGCTTGCTGAGAATATCGAAATCCTCGACCATAGACGCCACAAATTCAGTGTTAGCAATTTCTTCTTCTGTGTGTAGAGATTTCATTTCTTCTTGAGAAGGAATATGATAATTATCTGATGTAAAAAAACATCCTATCGGAACCTCCTCATCATTACTAATTTTACGACTAATTTCTGGAAATGTTGTTTTCAAATTGTTGCACAACAGAATTCTTTGATCTATAGCGTCTTCTTTGCGACAATAGTGAGCATCCGGTGTGCATATTACTCTAGTTTGAGTAACTTGTCCTAGTTTTCTGATAGCTTGTGTTAGATCTTTTTGTACGGATAAATTTTCTGCATCCATAAGTTGAGCTTCCAAGAATAACTTGTCTCCAAAAATATCTTTTAGAGTCAAAATCATGCTTGTACCCAACTCTTCCCAATTATTTTTGAGATTATATTCATCCAAAATTTCATCTGCTAATAATGATCCCAAATGTCCAACTATAGCTATAAGATTACCGCTGTTAAGTCTGGCGAGTGTTTTTAGATCAAGCCTTGGTTTATGGTAATAGTGTTCTGGCTTGTTTGATTCTGACACAATTTTGATCAGATCTTTCCATCCCTTGTGGTTTTGTGCTAAGATAATAAAATGGCTTAGACTTTTGTTATCTTTTTCTCGAATCTTAGGATCATTTTTACAAATATAAAGCTCGCAACCAAGTATTGGTTTTATACCAGCCTTTTTCATGGCAGAATAAAACTTTACGGATCCGGCTATATTACCGTGATCAGTTAGTGCGCAAGCATTAGCGCCTATTTCTTTACATCTGTTTGCTATGTCCTCTGGTTTTGATAGTCCATCCAAAAGACTAAACATAGAGTGACAATGAAGTGGAACGTAGTTCATTCAGTTGATCCGGGGGCTTTGTACTTACCAACACTATACCCTTGAGCCGTGTATTCGTCAACAACTGCTCTCATACCTTTTAGATCAATGTCGTGTTTGATCTGTTCGCACTTAGTCATTGCGTTTCCCATTTGACAAGTCTGATTTTCTCTATACTCAACTATTGGTAAAATTGATGTGTTATCGAATGTTGTTTTTCCAAAATGACAAAGTTTATTGCATTTCCAAGATTTATTTTGTATGGGTCTTTTACTATTTTTTATAGTCTCAAATTTTTGACGAATCATATTTTCTGTATCTTTTAAGTCACTCTTATCAAAACAAATACTAAAAGCTCCTCCGTCATTTATAAAATTAATCGAGGCTATTACATGATCATAATTTGGATAAAGAGTGTTTATAGCATAATGATACATCTTTAGTTGAGGATCTTTATATAGTTTTTCTAATGTCTTCTCCTGCCCCGTCGCCCAATCCAGCCTTTTACCAGTTTTCCAATCTATCATTTCTATTGTTGTATCATTAACTTTAGTTAGTAAATCTATGGTACCTTTAATGGCCAAATTTCCCTCAATCACACCATCTTTTGTTTCATATTTGTAATGCGCCCAAGGCTTATCAATAACTATATCAAAGTGCTGCTCTGGTTGCAGAATATTTCTGGTGCGCGGATCAAAATTGCCATTGTGATCTGTAAGCGCTTTATAGGTCCATGCGCGACAGTCTTTAAAATCTTTGGCGCTCCACTGGTGGTGTTTAAATATTTCAGAATAGTAGATATAAATACGCTCTATAATATGGTCTAAATTGTAGTTATTAATTTGAATTGATCCTAAAATATCATCATTATATACTGGCTCATTGTTTTGTTCCGCTAATTTTAGACCGGCCAAAATTTCTAGCACCTTATGACAAATAGTGCCTTTGTCAGCCTTTTGATTTGATGGACTTCTCCATCCGAGAACATATTCAATGAAGTATTGCATTTCGCACATTGAGTGCGTACCATAAGAGCTGCTTCTTAGATATGTAATGATTATGATAGCACCCCTTTTTTCTTTAGAAATTGTAGAACAATATCGTTTTGTTCGGATATCGATATGTCCTGATTATTAATGATTAAATCAAAATTGGATTGACTGTAATTTAGCGGATCTAAAGCGGTCTCACTATCATGGTCAGAATTATATAGATTTCTCATTAGTTTAATAACTATGCCACCCGCTTGTTTAACAGCATCAACCTCGTTGGGAAATCGACAGTCTGCTATAACTGCCAATCCTGGGGAGTCTCTCTGTATTTGATTGATAGTCGCACCCGACCAGACATCGTGCTTCATTTTTCTAAATAAGTCCGTACCAACGAACTGCATTACTTCACGAGCAGTCAATTGTTTACCATTCCATTGTACATCGGTAAGAGTATTTTTATCCATATCTTCGCCATAGCACTGTTCGTGTGTTAGTCCTAATATATTAATACATATGTCATTTTTCAGTGGATCAGCAAAATTATATATTCTAGCACTATTAAATGGCTCCACCGTTCCATTAAAGTATTTAACCACAAATTCTGAACAAGTTGTTTTCCCTGATTGCTTTCTTCCGGCAAATGCAATTATGTTTGATGTTTTCATTATTGTATCACAGTATTAATATAGTTGAGTATTTCGTTAGTAATTTCTTCAGAATTCATATCGCCAATATCATTTTTAGAAATTTGAGGTATAAATATACGATAAGTATTCTGACATTTATTTTTGATTTGTTCAGCAGCTTTTCTACCAGCCTCATCGTTATCTGTTAGTATAATAAGATTCATTGCTCCAGAAGAGTCTAATAAAATTTTTTGTCTGTCGCTTAGTGATGATCCAAAGATACCCACACTATTGTGTATATTATTTTCTTCTAGTCTCCATACGTTTCCGGGACTTTCAACAACTATAGCAGTGTTTGTTTCTAATATAAACTTTTTAGCAAACCAAAAGTTGTATAAATAGTTTTGGCTTTTAAAGTCCGCACTATGTTTCCACTTAGGAAACTTCCATGCTTCTTCAGCGTCTGGACACTTAGCACTATTATCGTGATAGCCTTTGCATTGAACACATTTTTCAAAAATACTTCTGCCAGTGCAACCCACCATATATTTATAATCGTTGTCGTAGATTGGAACAACAACCCTATTGTGCATTGGTTTTGATGGGTTGTCGCATAATCCAACATCGTATTTAACTAAAACCTCTGGCGAGTAGTTTCTGTCTAAATAGTATTGTGCTGGTATACTTATTGCTTTTATAACTTGAGAACGCGTTAACTTAGAATCAGAATTTTCAGCAGTATTCTGAATATAGTTCACGACATTCGTAAATTCTTTTTTATTTTTCTCTACTTTGGAAATCTTAATATCTTTCAGATTCTTATTCAGAAATTTCTGTACATAATCCAGAGCCTCAGAAAATGAGCATGTTGGATCACCAGCATTTTGCCAACCATATTTTTGATGAGATATCACCCCTCTAACAAAACCAATAATAGAAGACTTGAATTCTTGCTCACAGTTGTGAGTTCTGCATTTCCAGTTACCTCTATATGTGTCGCCTTCTGGATATATATTTACAGCAGATATATTGTCTCCACCGTGTATTGGACAAGACATAGAGATCATTTTAGAGTTATGTCTATATTCAACACCAAGAGTATCTAATAGATTTTCTATGTTATCACACAGACCATCGCATAGTACTTTAAGCTTGTTTTGATCAACCGAATGGGATTTCTTGTTCTTCATTACTTGTGTCATCGACAATAAAACCTTCGTCATCAGTTTTGTTATTTAAAATTTCTAATCTAGTTTTGCCTTCACTAATTTTTGCGCACCAGCCCTTCATATGACAATTAATGTAATCATTATCGTCTAATCCTCCGCCGTGACGGCTAACCAAAGGTACTAGTTTTCTATTACCGTGATTAGGTCCATCCTCCGCTATTTCTTCATCGCTTTTGCGCTTAAAAATAGTAAAGTTACTACATAGCCAAATGATTCTATCAGAACCACTCGCCGTATCAGTGCTTTCTTTTGTAATTCCATCTCTATTTAACTGTATAAAAGCAACGATAGGTATTTGATATCTAACAGCAAAGTTATGTAGACTAGTCATCATGAATCCTAGTAGCTGATACTCTTTTAAATCCTGACTCATTCCCTGAGTATCCATAAGCTTTAGGTAATCATAAAATATAACACAGTCTTTTGCAGTACCATTATCATTTAATCCAACTTCTTTGAGAATCCAACGACGCATAATTGATAATTGTTCTTCAAATGGCTTACCAGCTATGCTCTTATAAAAGATTCTAGTATTCTTTAGCTCTGTAGCTGCATTAATTATTTTTTGTTTAGAGTCTGCGGTTTCGGCAAATTTTCCAGTTTCAATAGCATTTATTTCAACCTCTGTCATCATAGCCAATACACGATTTATATGATCTACAGTATTCATTTCGGTATCCATATTTAATACTGGAATATTGTGTTTATGGGCTATATGAAAACCTATATTATCTGATAAAAGTGTTTTACCAGTTTTTGGTCTTGCTGCTATGACGTTTACCGTTCCTTTTCTTAAGCCTCCACCTATCGCTTTGTCATATATTGGAAATCCGGTTGGAATACCTATTTGGTCTACTTTATTAGTTTGAAGTTCTTCTAGATAATTGTCTATATCTTTACCAATCGGTATGGGGTTGCTATCAACATCCGTTAATAGTGAAGAAAAATTTAGCACCGCGTCTTCGGCCACACCAAGTATTGAAGCTATAGATTCTGAACCCGTAGTTTCTAAAAGTTTATCTCCAGCAGCCTCTAATTGTTTTCTTAATAGTCTAGCAATCTCTAACTTTTTTATTTTAGCTGCAAATTTTCTTACATTTTCTAGATTAACCGGAAAATCTATAATAGCCTTGAGATGTTGAGCTTCCTCTTTTTTATTTAATAGATGAGATACATTTAGCTCTTGAGCAGTTGCGTATACAGAGGCTATATCTATGCTGGGTTTATGCTCATGCTCACAAATATGTTTCAAACATTTGTATAGTAAAATATTACTATCTATCGTAAAAGATGATTCCTGAATGATATCGGATACATCCAGATAAGCATCTTCTCCAAAACGACATATGCCAGCAAGTATGGCTCTTTCAGACGCAGTATCACTTAAAATCATAGTATTTTTATCTATTCAATTCACCCTGCTGACATCGCACACTTATTACATTTATAGCGATCTGCGGATTCGACGAGAACAGGGTTAACCTTATCTTTTTTACCACACACTCTACAAGAGATTGTGACTGGCACAAAACTTCTACTTCTCTGAGTTGGCGGAGCCCTATTAAGTTTTTTGTCTATCTCAACATCGTCCTTGTGCATTCTTGATTCGGGCATCTTTTCGAATAGATTATCGCCAGCATCAGACTGCTGAGTTTTTCTTTTTTTACGACGCGGCACTTCCACGCTATCTTCGGTGTCAGAATCGTCCTCTAAACCCTTCTTTAGAATCGCTATTAGTTGCTTTATATCTTCATTATCAAGTCCCATGTTTCACCTTATTTTTTTGAATAGAAATTAGTATATCAGATAAGTTTTTTATCCCATTAGCCAAATAGGATAATCTATCAGATCTTTGTTTGGCAAATTTTTTGATATTGTTTAGAGATGTAGCTCTATCGTTATGCTTAATGGCCTGTAGAGATTTTTCTGTATATCCATACCCCTTATAATTATTGATCTCATCAGCTATTACCTCTTTTATTGTTTCCTCAGCCCAGTTATATCTAGCAATTTCTCTATTAATCGTTCTTTGCACATGAAAAGAATACTGAGCTAATCTATATGATATTTGAGCACAGTCTTCTGGTCCTAATTTTTCTAAAACATCTCTATTCATAGAAAGATATTCATTTAATTCAGACTCTGGCAATATTGCGTTGTTATAGGCTGGTAGAGCAATAGATTGCTCATATTCGTCTAAAATATCATCCCAGTATTTTACTTCTTCTTTAGATGTTTTGTTCATTGATAATCCTATTTATCCATTGTTCATTATTTTCGAAGTGTGGTAGTGCCACATATCTTATACTATTAATATCGCACCATTCAGCCTTTTCCCTATCGCGTTTCTGAGCCTTTAAAAAAGATAACATATTGGAATGATAAAATGGAACAAACTTATAATGTTGTTCACCATGAACCTCAACGCACATTTTTTTCAAAGGCAGATAAAAGTCTAAGTAAAGCGTTTCTCCTTTTCGTAGAGGAATAGAAACTTCTTCTAAAAGCTGTAGTGTTGGGAATAACCCGGATAATAATTCTCTTGCTTTCAGATGAAAGCTGGACTTATTGACTATCTTACCTCGTGCGATGTTCCCTGTCAAGTGCCAAGTGTGATGGTTATTATCCAGATCTATCACTTGCATTTTATTCCCATTGTTTCCTTGATTGATTGTACTAATTTTGTGTAGGCTTCTGTATTTTCTAACAAATACGATCTCACCTTTTCGGTTCCTTGAAATTTTGGTTTATCCTCTAGTGATATCAGAGTGTACCAAGCACCACCTTTTTGTATTAAGCCCATATCAGAAGCTAAACATATGGCTTCCATATATTTATCGATACCTTGACCATATCTAATATAGCTGGTAATACTACCACCCGGAGGACCAAGGGCTGAACAGATCACTTGCCACTCAATTTCTTGTCCAATTTGGTTGCTATCGGCGCTCAATACCCACGGCTTGAAACTTTTGGCTCTTAGTTTAATGTCTGTTTGATAAGCTATCGCCTGACCACTTTTTTCTTTAAATTCAGCACCGTACCCTGTTGGATTGCCCATTAAGTGTGTAATACCAATGACTATATTTTTATTTACTGGTATAACATTAGAAACTTTTCTACAGAATTTAGCTAACAACTTAGCGCCGTCTGCTCGTTGCATCTTATCCATCTCGCTGGTAATTTCTGCTTCCGTACACAGTGCCGAATACGAGTCTATAATAACAACCGAGCCAGGGACCTCGTTAATGATTTTTTCTGCTATTTGCAAATATTCTTCTGCGTGTAAAATCTTACCTTGTTGACTACCTATAACATGAAATTTAGATAAATTTAATCCTGGTATACCTTCTAAGTCTCGCTTCTTTAAGCGCCCCTCTATGTTCAAATAGTAAACTTCTCTACCATCTTTAAATGAGGAATGGGCATACTCTAATTTTTGTGCAGTTGCGGCAAAATCTAGTGACGATGTGGTTTTACCACACTTTGGTTGTCCTGTAAATACGACAAAACTACCTTCTGGTATTCCGCCGTTCAACAAAATGTCTAGTGATGGACTAACTGGTATTACTACAGACTTTCTATCAACAACAGCATCTCCTGTTAGGATAATATCATCACCAAAAGCTTTTTTAACATCTTCTTTAACGCTCATTATCTATGTCCTTTAATTTGGAAAAAATATTTTTAGATTTCTTACTAGTTTTATCCCCAAATTTAATATCTTCTATACGATCCATATTTATGGTCAATTGCTTGTTTTCTGTCTTGAGTTTTCTTTCTTCTTCCTCTATGATAGCGGCTAAGTGGGGCGCTCGCAGAGAATATATTTTTGAAGCCTTGGTATTGGATAACGCCCTAATTATTGCCGTATCAGTATATCTGCCCAAAAGCTTGTTCGCTGACGCTATTTGATTCCTGTAAAAAGCAGACCATTCTTTATTTAACCAAAATCTATAATGTAAATCTTTCTTATTTTTTTTTGCCCATTGTTCGCATATAATTTCAGTAATATATTGTGCGGCACTAACGGGTTTACCGTTCGAATACTTCGAAGGATATTTTTTGATCGACATTATCAATTATTTTTTTGGTTTAAATATAGCGTTACTGTTTTTTGTGCTTTTACTAGACTTATTCTTCTTTAATTCGTCATGTTGCATAGACGCTTCTTTGGTCATTATCATGACAGTTTTATTCTTTTTTACAGACGTTTCATTGATCATCAAGTTTTTATTTTTAATATTTCCAGCAGCACTAGACGATGTTTTAATAGCGTTGCCGCTGTTTATATGCTCATGTTTTTCTAAGCATTTTATTACAGCGTCTTCTGTTGTGTCTAACTCGGCGGCTATTGTAGCGTTGTCTGACCCCTGGCTATTTAACCAATAAATTGCATATTTTTGTGTTTGATTAAGTCTTGTCATTATTCTGCCTCCCTATTTGCGTTATATAACCAAGCTAGATTCTTGGTCTTAAGAAATTTAACATACATTTCGAAAACCTTATTAGTAACTGATTTAAATTTTGGTTCTTTGCATGTTCTATCCAAAAAATTGCTTTGTAATTTTGGTTTAGAATGTAAATTGAACGGATCGTGAAATTTTCCATCAGTATTTATCTTAATAAGATATCTAGGCTTATTTTGATCTGTAAATAATTTTTTAGCTAATGTTTTATCATTATCTTTATTTAGTCTAGGATTATTATCATCATCCAGGAAATCCTCGTTACCTATCATAGTATAGAACTCATCCAAACTCTCGGCGTTACCAACCTTTTCTGTGCTCCTAAAAATAAAATTACTCGTATCTGTTGGTCGTATCATATTAACTCCATTGTGTTTTTGGTGGTTTTTTAATTCTACTCATACCAGAAGGCAGTGGTTTGGTTTCTTCTTTGGTCTCTTTATAAGAGTTATGTTTCATATACAATGCTGTTTTTTCATCGTCGCTCATTCTATCTGTGTTTCTCTTAGCTAGATCTCCAACCGTTTTCAATTCCGAATCACCCTTTTTGACTGCTATAGCCTGAGAACGTACATCATTCACATATAATCTATATGTTTTGGAGCACTGACAATTCACACACTTCGGTTGAGGATTATACTCACTAATAGTGTTAAATAGCTCAAAAGAATGATCGCATTTTTCACATTTATAAGAATAAGTTGGCATTTTATTGGAGATAAGATTCTGGAATATATGGTTCCCATTGTACAGGTATCGCTTTCCTTATACTATTGAGCTTGTTGGATATTGGCAAGTATTTGGGATTTTTACGCGGTTTAAATGGTAGTGATATGAGCGGCATATTGGCTTCTTTTGGAGTCTTATTGCCCTTTTTCCTATTACAGTCTAGACACGCAGTTACTATATTTGACCAAACAGTTGGCGATCCATGATTATAATTCCATTTAGATCTAGGTATTACATGATCGTATGTTAATTTAGATATATCAAACTTATCACCACAATATTGACATTTATGATTATCCCTAATAAAAATATTTTTTCTTGAAAATGTTAATTCTTGATGATTAATTCTAAAAAACCTAGTACTTCTTGCTATACAAGGAATAGGATATGTTTTATTTATAGTTTGAATATGATCATCATGATAAAATTCAATAATTTCTATTGGATAGTTTATTTCGCTCTGATGTCTAAAATACCAAATAACAGCCTTTTGCCAAGAAACTATACAAAGTGGAGTATAATCAGCATTCAACACTAAGCATTCTTTATGATTGATTACGCTCATAATATTCTAGCGCATTAAGAATAGATCCTATTATTGGATTTCTG